TGACGGGTTAGAGTTATTCTTTACTCCGGAACTAGGGAATCAGGTGACGGGTTAGAGTTATTCTTTACTCCGGAACTAGGGAATCAGGTGACGGGTTAGAGTTATTCTTTACTCCGGAACTAGGGAATCAGGTGACGGGTTAGAGTTATTCTTTACTCCGGAACTAGGGAATCAGGTGACGGGTTAGAGTTATTCTTTACTCCGGAACTAGGGAAGCTGGGAAATCAGGCAAAAACCTTAATAACTACACTTTCCACTATACAGGGCGGAAATAATTAAATAATTAAATAATAATCCTGATAATAATTATTTGGTTTAACCTTTAATTAATTACGAATATCTCTCTGTATAGGGGATTAAATAATTTAAGTAAATTTCTGACTGCCGGCCATATTTGACTTGGAGCCAATTCTGACTGCCGGTCACAATTTTAATTTTCCGCTAGATAGAAATTTAATAATAGTTTTTTCCTCCAGAAAGGTTTATAATATTTATTATTATGACCCAGGGATGTCACAATTCAGATGGTACTCACCTTAACCCCAGATCATGGGGAGGTGGGCGTAAGAAGGGCGGTAAGAACAAGGATATATATCAAGTTCGAGCCGCATTCGATAGAGCCGTGTTCGTCGGCTGGAATCCTATTGAAGAAATGGCTAGGATGGCTCATACCGGACTGATGCAGCTATTCGATCCGCTAACTCAGCTGCCATATGATCCACCTCAATTTGTCCCAATAGAGAACAAGATTCGCGCTCGAATGTATGAAGAAGTAGCCTCATACAGTTTTCCCAAATTAAAATCAATAGAATTTCAAGACTCGGATAATATTCATACTAGGGTAGGTCTAACAGTGGAGATGGTAAGCGGAGGATGTGTCCAGAGCCAAGAACTTTCTAACAATGGGCCACTAAAAATTACGAAAGAGATTGAATTAACCCCAGCCGAAACATGGGAAATAGTCGGGGATGATGAAGAAGATGAAGAAGATGAAAAAGATGAAGAAGATGAAAAAGATGAAGAAGATAAAGAAAAGGATTAAGAAGATAAACTATAAGGTAAAGGGGAACAAATGAACATTAATGCTCTACTTCCTGAGATTCAGACAGGAGACTATGCCTTATTTCGTGGGCATAGTGTCATGTCAGCCGGTATTGAGTGGTTAGCTAAAGTTACTGACTCCAAGTGGGTAAGTAAATTTGGAGTTTATTCTCATATTGCTAAGTTCTTTTGGGAACAAGGGCAACTTAACGTAGCAGAAATGTGGGATGTAGGGGGGTATCGGGATCTTCGAGCTGTAGCCCGGCTAAAGGAATATGATGGGCTTTGTTTCTTTGCCCCAGCTCCTCATATTGTACGTGATAACCCGATGGGTACATTCTTCATGATCAATGAGTTTAGAATCACTCCAGCTTTGCAGCATTACGGTAATTCAACACTTGGCCTAGTAGCTCTATCCGATCTAACTAATATCCATATTCATCCCGATTCTGTTCAGTCGGTATGCTCTGGGTTTTGTCAGCATTGCGATGAGGCTTGCGGCATGACATTTGATCGCCTATTTGCCCCTTCTGATTATCTGGCTATCATAGACAAGGTTGTACCGATAGAATTGTAGGATCAAAGAGCAAGGGTATAGCAGGAAGGGCCGAATGATAGTAAGGTAAGAAAAGTATACTACTAAAAATCAAACGGCCTTTAAACCGCAAATTTGGAGCTTGATATGCACATATTATCAGAACATGCAGGATTAATTTTTTTGTTTGTTTTTATGTCGGCCTTTGCAATTTTTGTTTTTTGTATCACAAAATGAGAACCATGTTGGCGGTTATCAGAACGTGCCGTAAAACCCCGTCGTTCAGGGCGGGGATATAAGGCCAGACGCAGAGCGTCTTAGTCTTGGTTCAAGAACCATGCTAGTTGTAGCATGGTAGACGTAGAAGCTTTTCACTCTCTGTACCTGGTGTGAGATATGATGTAGTATAAATATAATAAACGGCTTGCCATTAACATAAATAGATGCTACGATAAATCATCATGGAAATCAACGACCAATACCATAACGGTTATCATACTGGCATCATGCGTGATGACAATATCCTGATAGGCCCTAGGATAAGGTTTGACCTGCATAATATCAGTGACGATGAATTGCGTTTTTGGTCTACTCAAGAAATTGGGATACCAACACGGCCAATTCAACGTGCTTACAAATTCCGGATCACTGACGTGACCCCTGAACAAGTCCAGCAGATGTCACAATATTTTGGTAATGAGCGGTTCCTCTGGAACAAACTGGTGGCCGAGCAGAAAGCCCTTCGAGTATCCGGTCAGAAAGCTTTGAGCCACTTCGACATGAACAAACTGATTACCTTACTAAAGGTCGATCATCCATTTTTAAAGGAGTCTCCATCACAGGCACTGCAGGCCCGTGCCGGCGCCCTTGCAAAAGGGCAAAAAGCTGCCTTAGACAAGAAGAACCCTGCAACATTTCCTGACTTTAAGAAGAAAGGGAAGTGCTCTGAAAGTTTCACTCTGTTGCAAGGATGTACCCTATTACAGCCAGATTGCATCACAGTCCCAAAACTTGGCAATTTGTACTTCATCAATGGTGGCAATAACCCTGCACGACAAAAGACAATGCGCATCATTAATGGGAACGTCAATTCGGTAACCATCAGTTTTAAGCAGAATGCATATTGGATTTCCATCCAGACAGAACTTACCGTAGAGCCACTACCACACCCGAGCATCAGCGAGGCGGCCCTAGATCTAGGCGTAGCCAGGTTCTGCACTCTCTCTAACGGCGAGTTTTTCTTGCCATTAAACGCTTTCAAGGCAAAGCAAGATCGATTGGCAATAATGCAAAGGCAACTGTCGCGCCAGGTGAAATTGTCCAACAACTGGCATTTTCTTAAAAACAAGATTAACAAACTACACTGCAAAATCGCCAACATGCGCAAGGACTTTCTTCATAAAATCTCGACCTATCTCTGCAACAGCCACGCAGTGATCTATGTTGAGGACCTGAAGGTCAAGAACATGATGGCATCAGCAGCCGGCACTATCGAGAATCCTGGTAAAAACGTGAAGCAGAAATCTGGCCTTAATCGGAGCATCGCAGACCAAGGATGGGCCATGTTTCTGGGATTCCTGCGCTATAAGCAGGACTGGCGTGGTGGCAGAGTCATAGAAGTGCCACCATATTTCACAAGTCAGCGGTGTCCGAAATGCGGGTTTACCCATGCGCTTAATCGGGAGGACCAGAGCCATTTCGGTTGCATCAATCCAGAATGTAATTTTACAGCAAATGCAGACTATGTAGCGTCATTGAACATCAAAGTGAAAGGGCAGACGGCCCCGGATAGCCTGGTAGTATTGTCGCGCCAGTCAAGGGCGATAAAATCAGGAACTTGCAGTGCGTGAGCCTGTGAGAATCTCCGTCCTTCAGGGCGGAGAGTACGTCAACTGGGAGATTATTCAATCCCTAGCCTGGATGTTCTTAATATATATAATCCTTCAGGTTATGATCGGATGCTCCTCATTTCCTTATAAAATGACAGGTTTTGATGTTAGCGCGACCGGTGGCCAGCAATTTTGGAATAATGGCCCTGGGCCGTCTCAGCCGTACTTTACTGAGAGTATTACGGTTAGTGGGCATTTTTCAGATCCGCGGTATCTTAGGGAAAATAAGTGAAGGACAAGGTTACACTGCTGGAGGTATATCTAAAATGATATTCCCAGTGAAGGACAAGGTTACACTGCTGGAGGTATATCTAAAATGATATTCCCAGTGAAGCAGTGGCAGCATGGTAAGTACATTGCAGTATGTGTATTTAAGCATCATAGTTATACCTGTAGTTTGTTCTTTGACAATTTAATGCTTCGATTCGCTCAGCTCGGGACAGAGAACCGCCGGGCTATTGTAGTTTGCAGAATATGAGTAGCCCTTACCCCAAAATCCAGTTTCCTTTAATATTGGCCCCACTTTTTGAGCCGCATCTTTATAAAGTTGTATGGGGTGGCCGTGGAGGACTTAAAACAAGAAACATCGCCCAGGCTTTGGTAATCCTGGGCGCTGCTACATCTATCAGAGTAATTTGTTGCAGAGAGATCCAAAAGTCTCTTAAAGATTCAGTACATCAGGAACTAGCCGATGCTATAGTTCGTGCTGGGCTTGATGATTATTATCGCATCCTGGATAATGAGATCCGGGGTATAAATAATGGTACATTCTTCATCTTCACTGGTCTTAAATCCAATAGCTCCTCGATTAAATCCACAGCAGCTTTAAATATAGCTTGGGTAGAAGAAGCCGAAGGTGTATCTAAATCATCGTGGGAGTTCCTTGAACCTACGATGAGAACACCTTGGCTATTACCCTGCCAGTTCTGGCCCATAGGTACTAAGTTCACGCCGGAAGAACGAAGATTAAATGGTCGGTGGGTAGATCCTGAGATCTGGTGTTCATTCAATCCAGATGATGAGACTGACGAAACATATGTTAAATTTGTAGGAGGAGATCCGCCTAGATCAGGATGGAAGCCGCCGCCCGGAGCCTGGATATGTATGACTTCTTGGCGTGATAATCCATGGATGCCAAGTAATCTTATCATGCAGAAGGACCATCTTGAGGCCACTGATTATGATGCTTATCTTCATGTGTGGGAAGGTAAGCCCAGAAAGATGTCTGCAGCTCAAGTACTTCGAGATAAATATGTGAAGCAATGGTTCGAACCCGATCCAGACACATGGGATGGCCCATATGATGGAACTGACTGGGGATTCTCTAGTGATCCATCAGCTCATAGCCGATGCTGGGTATTCCAAAGACGATTATATATAGAATATGGTTATTATGGCTATGGTGTGGAGAATGATGATCTATCTGAATGGTTGAATCAAATGCCCGATGCAGCTAGGCAAGTAAATAGGGCAGACTGTGCCAGGCCAGAAACTATCAGCCATTGTCGCAGGCATGGTCATCCGTTAATGATACCGTGTGAGAAATGGCCAGGATCAGTAGAAGATGGAGTTTCATACCTACGTGGTGAATTTGATCAGATTGTAATCCACCCGAGATGTGAATCAGCACTGGAAGAAGCTCGGTTATGGTCCTATGAGATAGATAAGAATAGTCAAGAAGTATTGCCTAAACTAAAGAAAGGCCATGATCATATAATGGATTCTATACGTTACGCTATAGGCCCACTCATTCGAGGCGCTGTTAAGTTGCCTGGTAACTGGTGGCGTAGATGGACTGAGACAGAAGCCACGGAACGAGCCATTTCAATCAAGTACGTCATTGTAACCGTTGATGAAACAACAGAAGGAGCTGCTGAACTACGGGCCGTATTCCAATTATGGGGTGTTGGTGGCTATAGTAAGATATTCCTGTTAAAAGAGGCAGGCTGTTTTGGCCTATTACCTGAGATCATGGATGAGATAGCTAAATTCTGGGAGGAATGTGCCCAGTTTGGCAGTTATGTTAAAGCAGCTAGTGAGTTATGGTGTGAGAGTAAATCAATTGGATCTACATTGATCAAAACTCTACGCGCAAAAGGTATACCTGCAAGGGAATGGGATCAAGAAGATTTGAGCATGAATGATCCATCCTGGAGGGCAAAGCAAGCTTCAGTTCATCTGCATGACGGTAGGGTATATATTCCAGTTGGCCCATGTATAGCTATGCAAGAAATAGAAGGTCTTGCCACTAATGCGTTAACTCTAGCATTAATGGTTTGGCAGAAGAGGGGCGGGGGCGTAGGATAAGGAGAAAAAATGATATTCCCAGTGAATACACTGGAGGTATATCTGGAGGCATATCTAAAATGATATTCCCAGTGAATACACTGGAGGTATATCTGGAGGCATATCTAAAATGATATTCCCAGTGAATACACTGGAGGTATATCTGGAGGCATATCTAAAATGATAGATAATTGGGTCTGGCCTTCCCCGCTAGGGGGGATAGAGCGGATTCGTCAGGAGTGGACGCCTTTTTTCACATGATTAAAGATTAAAATTATCGGCTAAAAATTAATATTAAAATTGGTTCGCGATTATAAATTTGTGGTATATTATAAATATGGGAAGAGCTGCTGGCATGATTGAAGGATTCTCCAGTAAAGGTGCCCAGCTTTTTACCTCCTACCGCAGTAAGATTCTAATCTGGGCCACAAACCACAATTTAATTAAGCTAACCCGTCAAAAACAGGATTAAGAGAAAAGGAGCTACCTATGAAACTCAAAGATTTATTGCCATCAGCAATAGACGTGACATTCTGTGCAGATTGTACCTATAAATGGGAATTAGTTGGTAGTCACTGTTTAACTTGTATTGAGGATGAATTCACTCAGAAGGTTATAGGCCCAGCGGAGACGAATGGCTGGGCGGAGAAGGATAAATATAAGGAGATTTAATATTGACTGCACAAGAATGTCGGGAAGCTGGCTGTCCAGGGATAGATAGTGATAGCGGGATTCGGTGCTGGCAAGTTAAGGGTTGCCCAGCTTGGGAGGTTAACCATGGCCAAGTTAATAGAAAAGTGGAAAGAAACGGAATGGAGCAAGCGGATTTGGGCTGATGGTCCCTCGAAGTCCCCAAAGGTTCTTTGCCGAGTATGTAATGAGCCAGTAAATCCATTAAATCATTATCAACGCTTTGATGAGAGTCTTTGTACTTCTTGTTATTGTTGGAGCTTTCAGTATATACGAGGATACGGATTGTAAAGGAGGTATTATGCATCATATAAATCATACCCTGTTTTTGGATGCTTATGCAAAGTCATTAGTCCTTCCAAAACTTAACTCAGCAACTACAATGGGAGTTAATCAATTACTCTCTTTTATAGAGGCCGATCCTTGTATTAACGACCTACGATGGGGGGCATACTTGTTGGCTACTGCTCTTTGGGAGACAGGCCATACATACTTTCCTATAGCTGAATATGGTCGGGGTGATGGCCATCCGTATGGGAAACCTGCGGCTAATGGCCAGATCTATTACGGGCGTGGATATGTCCAGTTGACCTGGGAAGATAATTACAAGCTAATGTCTCAGCTACTTGGAGTTAATTTGCTGGATGATCCAGATCTGGCCTTAGTTCCAGAACATGCTTATAAGATTATGAGTATAGGCATGCGGTGCGGAGATTTTACTGGGGTTAACCTGCATAGGTTCATTGATGATGACTCTTGTGATTATGTTAATGCTCGCAGAATTATTAACGGTAGAGACCAGGCCGAACGAATTGCCGGTTATGCTGTATCTATTCATGATGCTTTGTATGGGGCCGTGATATGAAAGTTTTATGCCCAGACCCAGATTGTGGTGGTGCATTAATATATTGCGCTAATTCAGGGCTAGAATCCCTTACATATCATTGTAGTAAATGTAAAGCCAAATGGGTGGCCCATAAGGAAGAAAAGGAGATAATTGATGGAATGCCTGACATTATTGCTTGATTACAATGCATGGCTTGATTGGGAAATGGAAGTTTGCGATCTTGATAATGAAGATGAAGACTCTTATGCAAAACGTACTGAACCAAAGAAGTTTCCCTGCTATATAGGAACTGAAATAGTGGGCTGGGAGGATGGCCCTAATGGAGAGGAGAATGTCGGTCAGCCATTATTTGCTCCGGTTTTCTTCTATGAAGAAGATCTAAAGAAGATGTTGGAGGAATTGAAATGATTATTAAAGACAATATTGAATGTTCAATGAGCACGTGCATACATTGTTATAAGGGTGAATGTTTTCATCTTGATCCGAACATTGGGTATTCAGAAACTGATAGCCGATGCGGGTCTCTTGATAAAGGAACAGGATCAGCTAAGAGCAAATCCGGGTCTGCGGGAAATAGCCCAATGATTATGGTGATAGGAGAGTGAACTAAAAGGTTTACTTTTTAACCAGAATTTGATATAATATTTAAGATTATTTAGAGTGCTAAACAGGATTATAGGAAGCCGAGTCACCCATCTAGGGGTGACTCGACTTTTCTTTTGTAGTTTAGAGGAGACGGCTTTGATTAAAAGATCTAATCAAAATACCCACGAAAACCTCGGATCGGTAGTACGCTCTAAAGCCAAGCTTCAGAGGGTTAAAAATATGAGGATCACTTCAGCAGGAGCTGGAGGACGAGGAGATAGAGCAGCTGCTGCTAGTGTGCCATTTTATTCAAATAACCCCGAAACTTTTACAAATCCGCTAGAAAGATGGCGCGAGTATGCGTTGATGTACCAGACTTCGTGGGAAATTCGAAAGATAGTCAATATCCCAGTAGATGACGCTCTACGTAAACCGCCTACGCTAAAAGGAATTTCAGATGAAGCCGGTACTATCCTAAAGAAAAAATTAGATAAGCTGCAGTGGATACCGGTTACTAAAAGAGCACTTAAACTGGAACGCTTGTTAGGCGGTTGTCTTCAATTTATGGGGTTGGAAGCTGATAATGATGATTCATCTCAGCCATACCATCCAACCGAAGGTAAAAAACTGTTATTTATGAATTCTATTCCTATATCTAGAATCTCTAGGATGAATTGGTCAACAGATCCATTGTCTGCAAGTTATATGAGACCATCTTCATTCTATGTAAATAATATCGAAGTTCATGTCTCAAGATGTCTTATATGGGATGGATCTCCATTATTTGATTGCAACGATTTTGCACTGACTAACTATAGAGCTAATCTGGCTGGCTTTGGAAATAGTGTTATTGGTTGTTTGTTTGATGATGTAGTTATGGCATGCGGGACTAGGCAAGCAGCTTATCAAATGGTGCAGATGACTGGGGCCATTATAGCTACTATCGATATGCTTCAGGAGATAGGTGGAACTGCCCCAGGACAAGCCAAAGTAAAACAACTTGAGCAGATGATTAATGATTTATCTGTTTATAGGGCAACCTTTTTAGCTGGAGATAAAGTTAAAGTCGAATCATTTAACCAGCAATTCGGTTCAATACCTGAATTACTTCTAATGTATCTTCAAGTTCTTTCTGCGGCGTCGGACATTCCTGCTAGTCGTTTCTTAGGACAAGCTCCAGGCGGTCTCTCTACAGATGATAGATCGGGGCTTGAAAACTATTATAACCAAATAGATGCTTATCAATCTGAACGCATTACACCCCAGTTTATACGGCTATGTGATGTAATAGGATACGCTGAAATACCAAACTGGGAAAATGAGAGAAAAAAATTAGAAATTGAATGGCCACCACTCTGGAATGAGACAGCAAAAGAGGAAGCAGAGCGAGCAGGTTTGACTATTGCCAATGTACTTCAATTAGTAGATGCAGCACTCATGGGTGAAGAGGCTGCTATTGGGGAAATTAATGCTAGAGGAATTCTGGCCACTAAGTTGGAGAAGTCCGACCTGGAATTACTACAGAGCGCTCAAGATGCCCTTAGCAGGCACTTGGATCTTCCTAATAGTGGTAGTAGCCTCGAAGGAAAAACACCTTCTACAAATGATTCTAGGGACAATCCTTTTAATAAGCAGCGAGATGAAGAGGAAGATCCAGGTAAGCGGTCTTTTCCCGGTGGGACAAGTGGTGATCAGAAGTCCAGCCTACAACGGCTAAAGAATATGGCCAAAATCCAGAATGATCTTTCCGACTTTATGCTTAAACATCTAGTCAAAGAAATAGATTACGATCCAGATGCCTTTGATCTAAATGAAATAAAAGCTGGTTATGTAGTTGAACAGGAACATGCAGATATAACTAAAGGTGAGCCGGAGAAAGTAATGCGAATAGTAATGGCTCACATGACTGAAAAGAAAGATTATTATTCTGAACTAGAAAAGATGGAACATGAATCGGAACCTGTAGAGTCAAAATAAATGGCTTTCCTGCCCACAGACAAAGAACTAGCCAAGCTAGCTAAGCGGCGCCCTCGTAGGAGTAGACCGGTCAAACCTAACCGACTGCAAGAGTCTAAATTTCGCCAAGCTATGTCCTTATTGTGGAGAGATATACTTCTGCCAGCTACAGAGAGGATTCAATATTTGGTTAGGTCTGGCGCTAGTATCCAAGCCATCACAGACGAACTGGAACGCGCTCTGTTACTTACCCGTACCCAATATGCTGGCCTAGCTCCTGGAATAATAGACATGTGGAAAGCAGGAGTTAACAGGGAAGTCCAAAACGCTATTGTCAGATCAATGACCTCTAGCCTTGGGATTGATCTATCTGCGGTATTAACTCAGCCTGACGTTTCAGAAGCTATGGCTGCAGCTACATTGCGTTCAGTTCAGACGATTACTAGCATTCCGTCAGAGTATCTAGGCCAGATAGCGCGGGCTGTAGCTGACAACTTCTCGGGGGTACCTCTTTCTGAAGGTAGATCTTTACTTGGGGAGATTCAACAGTTGGGGTTTACATCATATCGGCGATCTAAAATGATAGCCCGTGATCAAACAAGCCGTCTCACAGCAGCGCTTAATGCTCATAGACAGCAGGCTGTTGGAATAGAGATGTACGTTTGGAGGTGTGTTCTTGATATGGCTGTGGTAGGCAATCCCAGCGGAGTATCGCCTGTGGGAAATAAAGCCCATGGTGATCATTGGGATCTTGAAGGTATGTATTGCAAATGGTCTGATAACTCGGTTTATAGTGATGATAAAGGACAGACATGGAAGAAGAGACCATCAGCTTGGTCTAAATTAGCTCCTGGGGGGGAAATACTTTGTAGATGCTGGGCAGATCCGATTGTCGATCCACCTAAAATAGTTCAGAAGCTGATAACATACTAATTGGGAGATTATAAGATGAAAGAAAAAGTTAAAAATGGATCTTGTTATGCGGCTCGTCCCCAAGTCTGTACTAAATGCGGAAAGATAGGTCATCTTTATCAGTCTTGCCCTGAAAAGAAGCCAGTGGGCCCTGTTGATAATACGGCCTTTATGAAAGGACAAAATATTGCAAGAGTAGAGATTCTGAATAAGATTCAGAATCTGGCTGGAATTGATTCTAGGGTATCAACTTCTGAGGTTAGACAGGAGTTAAATAAATACCAATATAATCATTGCCCTACCCATGGAATGTATCCTAGAGCTGTAGGTAAATGCCCTAGATGTAATTATAATTCCGAATTAGCTGGTTAAGTGTATATAATACCTTATCAAAATTCATAGGAGTCCAAAATGAGTAAAAAGCTTGCAGCTATTAATGGTATAACAGTAGTAGATTTTGTTCCAGACCCAACTCAATCTTTAGTTCCTTCTAGCGCTGCATTAATTACAATACGTACAGTTAACACCGTCGCAGTAAAGATCTTGGCGCTATCTGATATAACTTATTATTTCAATTCAGATTCTACTAAGACTTTCCTTGTAAAAGCTGGTATTGAGACAATAATAATGGTGGCTAATCCCGGTATTCTATCACTCAACATTGTGAATACTAGTACAACTGCTGTTTATATGCAGGGGATGTAATTATGAGATCTATCATTCTTAGTATAATGATAATATTTTTACCAGGGTTTGCCTGGAGTCTTGGCGATATGGGTACTACTCAAGGTAAAAACATCCCTTTTGCCTCTACCGCCACTCCAGGAAAGGTCATGGTAGATGGTAGTAGTATTACTATATCCAATGGCACAATCTCCTCCCATGCCGGTAGTGGCGGCGGTATAACAGCAGTTACCGGAGTATCCCCTATCGCAGTTTCAAGCGGAGGTACTCCGGCTGTTAGTTTAGGGTCAGTACCGTTCAAGAATATTTCTGCCGCACTTAGAGCACACGGCTTCACATTTTAATTAAATATTATATAAATCCAAACTATATTGGAAATTTAGCACGTACTTCTCCAAGCATAGTATTTTTATGAATATTTAGATTTTTATTCGGATTTTAGGAGCTGAATAAATGGCAACCAGAACAATAAGCAATAGCGGCGGTAATTACTCGGCAACCGGCACATGGGTTGAGGGGGTTGTGCCGACAGCCTCGGACGCTGTGGTAGCCACTGGC